GCATGAATCAAGGTGCCTCCAGAATAGCCTACGAATGGATTAAAGACAATGGATGCGAAGTTTACAATATTTCTCCAGAACAAAAGGGCAAAAAATGGAGTAAAGAAATGTTTTTAAAAATCTTCGAACGCGAAGGCTACACATTTGAACCAGATTTTAAACTAGCCAAAATAAGTCAAGATGAAATTGATTGTTTTTCACTTGCTATTCAGGCTAAAAATTATATGAAAAGATGAGAACAAAAGCAAAAAACCCAGCATTCCCTTTAGTAACAGACGAAGGCTATGTTATTAATGCAGGGTTAAATAAACGAGAGTTCTTTGCATTAATGGCAATGCAAGGATTTATTACTAAGTATGGTGTTGATTGTCAAGAAGAACACATAAAACAAGCAGTTTTTATAGCAGACTTTTTTATTGGAGAACTAAACAAAAAAAAGACAAATGATTGAAAAAATAAAATTATTTCTTATTGAAATGTGTATTTTTCTTGCATGTGGTATTTTAAAAGAACTAAACAAAACAAAGTTAGATGAAACAAAAAGTTGAAATAATAGACGGCATTGAAATTTCTACATGGAAAGAAATTGAAAAAATTTCTAAATTGTATCCTAAACCTATAAAACATGCTCAAGGTACGCAAGCTAAAATATTCATTTTGAAATTTTACATGGAACCATTATTGAAAGACGAAAGACCTCCGATGGATTTCATGGAACCAGGAAGAATGATAACGATAGCGTACAAAATTTATAAGGAATCAAATGGTGATGCAACAAAAGATTTGGCGTTAACTTTGTTAAAGAAATTTATAAACTAGGTTAATTTTACAATTTGTTAATTAGTGGTAAATAAGAGGGTTAGGCAAACGTCTAGCCCTTTCCATTTAAAACATCACCACTCCCATTGATTCAGCATAATCAATAACCGCTCTAGCATGGCACCTTGCTATTGCGTTTTGGAATGATGGGTCAAACATCATTTTAGCATCTTGAAAGTTAGTAAAGAATCCATTTTCAGATAAAACCGAAGGCATTAAAGTTTTGGTTAAAACGTAAAATCTTTCTTCTTTATCCATATCTCCATCACTTAAATCAGAACGAAAAACCCAGTTTGGATAGGATTTTTTAACTTCTTTATATAGAAATTCTGCATAAATATCCGACTGAGTTTGACCGCGTGATGTAAATGCCTCCCATCCCCTAGCACTTTTATTTTCTGCAGCATTTCCGTGAATGCTTAGGTAAATTGAACCTTTATAATTTTTAGCTGCAAAGTTTGCCTTTTGTACTCTTTTGCTTAAAGGTGTATCTATAATTTCATCATAAACTTTTATTGTGATCATTCCCCAATCATTCAAATATTGTTCAATGAAATTGGTAACAGCTCGATTAAACACGCCCTCAAAAAACCATCCGTATGAATGAAAGGTGCCATTGTTGTGTTGGCTACATTTAGATGGGTAGGTAGTATATCCATTAGGTAATTTTACCTTAGGATTAATGCCACCATGACCAGCATCCAGAAATATACAAAATTCTTTTTTGTCCATAATTTTAATTTTTAAGGGGAATAGAACTCAATCTACTCCCCTCGGCTGCCTAAGGTAGCGAATCCTGCTGCGCCTATAATTTGAATCCGATAAGGGCAAAAGCAGCCCCTACGATTGATAATTTTGGAGGCAGTTTTACCTCTATTTCTTTGCCTGCACATTCGCGAGATGTCTCCTTAATTTTGTCCCAAATTATTTGGGCTAACTGAATATATTGCTTCCATGTAAATTTGACTTTATTGCCTTCCATGAAAATATCAACTTCTCCGGCTAATTGTGCAAAATTGAAACTGTAACAAGCTATGTCGCCTAAAGGTGACTTGATTGTATCTGCATTTTTCAATGCTTCTTTTAAATTAGTCTGCATATTATTTATTTTAACGATTAAAAAATCTTGTGATTAACACGCCCAAGTTTACACCTGTAATGCGCTTTATATTTTCCGCAATAGAATACAATTCTACCGTTGCAATTAAAAACGCTGCCATGTACGTAATGTTGAATGGAAGGCTAAAAGTATTTCTTGCACCCTCAAATATAAGAATACCACAAAAATATACAACTATCTTTTCCATTGTCCGATAAAGCCCTTTGCTATTTATCTTTTGCTGCTCTTTCTTTGCTGCGATTATTCCGGTTCCCATGTCCGCGAAAACCACGAAGATTGTAAATATCAAAAATCCTTTAATCGGGACAAAGAAGGAAAATATCCAGCCGCAGCATATTGCATAAGCTATTTTTTCGTAACCCATGTGAAGGAGGTTGTAAATTGTTGTTTTCATGTGTTTTAATGATTAATTTCCGCTTCTTTGCATGATTATCCAATTAGTACCATCACTAACAAGTGTAACGGCCCTATTAGTTGTTGGATTTAAAATAGCTGTTACAGGACTTCCAGTAGGAGGCGATGTAAAAGGAATAATATTTGAAGAAAAAGATATTATTTGACCTGCCCCTGATTGGCGAATATGCAATTCTTTGCCCGGATAAGTAGCTGCATTTGGAAGGGTTATTGTTGTTAAAACACTTGTATTTATATCTTGCCATGTGGTATTTACACTTACTGTAAATGATGAACTTGTAGAATATGCATAATTACGCTCTAACCAATTAGTTTTTACTCTTCCTCCAAACGTACCTGTTGAGCCAACATCTAATGTACCTGTAAATGTTTTATTTCCTGCGAAACTTTGAGTAGTTGTGTTTACTACACCAGATGCACTTACAGAAGCATCTGTAATACTAATATTAGGTATTGTACCCCCAGATGATGATAAAGGACTTGAGGCAGTAACACTTGTAACACCAGAAATAGTACTTAATACACCACTTGATAATACTAAACCAGTACCTAATGTAACAGTAGCAAATCTATCTGTCGAAGATAAACCAGCTAATCTTGTGGCAGTATAAGAATAATCCTTGAAAACAGCTCTACCGTTAAATTGTGTTATACCTTCAAATACTTTATCTCCGCTAAATTGTTGTGTTCCAGTTGCGGTTACTATTCCAGATGTACCAAATGCAGCATCTGCTACGCTTATTACTGGTGTAGTTGTTCCATTAACTACTGATATTGCACCGCTACCTCCCACGCTTGTAACAGTACCTGTGGGAATAGCCTGTGTAGAAAGTAAACCTCCTGAACCTGCAATAACCATGCGAGAGCCTGCGCCTTGCAAGTCTAAAAAAGTAGAAGGGCCTGAAACTCCTAAAGTTCCATTTACATCTAATTTATAAGCTGGGTTTAATTTACTTATTCCTATCCTACCTCCATCTTGATTTGCCACCACCGATAAAGTTGTGTCAAGATATTGTCCTAATTGACCACCACTAAAATTTTTAGCAGTCATTAAATATATATCAGACGTTCTTACATTGTTTGGGAATGTAGATGTTCCAGGTCTATCCGTAAATGTTATTTGAGCCGTTTGACCTCCTTTTACATTATCTCTTTTTGCAAAGTAATTTAATAAATTGTAATAAAATGTACTTGCACTTCCATCATTTGAGCCTTCTTGTCTATTTATTGTACCTGTCATTGTTCCACCTGCCAAAGGTAAATAAGTCGAAGCCGCGACGCCATTACGCAAGTAATTTGTAAGCATCGAAGCTGTATCACTTACTAAAAGTGTTGCCGTAGTATCCCTCCAAAGTCCACTTTTATAATACAAAGATGAATTTTCAACAGGTGATGAAATAGAAACGTCATGAAGCTCTGATAATTTATAACCCGATGCCACGCGTATGGCGATTGTTCCATTGTTTGACGAAGAGTTGATACAAAAGCCGATAGGCATATCAATGTTAGGCGCAATGGGTTCAATATCTGTCCAAACACCTGCCACCGTTGGTGAAGGGTAAAGGATCGCACCAGCCGCAAATGTATCAGTGTTTACCTGTCTTATTTTGCCAAATGAAATAACATACCCGTCTTCACCATTACTTAAATCGTGTGCCGTTATTCCAAGTAAATATTTTGCATCTATTGAGCCGTTGGCGATAAATTTAGCAACGGTTATTCTACCACTTGCCCCAACCGTGCCATTGGCATAAACAAGGCTACCTTTGGTAATGGTTGCGCCTGTTTGATTCTTAACTAACCAAAAATTTTTGAATCCAAGTTCGTTTGGCACATTGTCATTTAATCCAAGCACCACCGTAGCCAAATCCGAATCCCAACGCATCTTTGCAGTGTCTACATTGTTTGTCGGAACACCTACATTAAAAAACAATGAATCTACAGGTTGTGTAAAATTGTTGTTTATAATTACAGTACCAGTACTATTGAAAACCCAACCTCCTTTAGTTTTAACGTAGCTATAAAGCACATTATTGATAGTATCGTAAATGTGATAAGCATTGTTTAAGCCACTTGATTTAATTGTGGTTGTATCGTTAGACCTTCCGCGATAAACAAGCCCGTCTCCCGTGGTCTGGAATCCAAGGCGTTGTT